AGAGTTTTAAATGATAACAATATGTCTTAATGGTATTTGGTGATTTCCCAGTATTGTCTAAGTATTTGACAAACCTCATAACCGGTTCCACTAATTGGTATTCTTTATTTAACAGTATATAGAGTGGATAGGGCTTATTATCCACTTTTATCTTTTGAACTTTCACCAATTCCCCCTCCTTAAATACTTTAACAACTTTAAATTAAACCTATAATTAATAATAATTTAAAGTAAAAAAATATCCTAGCTTTCTTTCTTTAATTACTTTCAATACTATAGTTTATTGTACTATGGATAAGGGATCTCCTGAGGGATGGTTATGAAGACATATGATAGAGGCTGCTGCACGACGGAAGGCTTCTTTAAAAACCTCCCTCGGGTGTACAATTGACGTGTTTAAACTTCCAATAAAGATCGTTTGCCTATGTATAACTTGATTTTTTGTATTTAAATATAAACATATAAAGTTCACGTAAATACGAAAAATTACAAAACAAAAGAGCACAGCGTGTATAAGTAGTGCTACCAACACTCTTATACCGTTCACCTGAGCTGACCAGGTAAACACTTGCTATACTCTCATGAGTTATTGTACATCATGCAGGGTCTATTAAGCAACGTTTACCAAATTATTGGTGACGTTGCTTTTTTGTTTCCTAGAAGGAGACTTATAATATGGAAAAGAAATGCATAGATGTTATAGCAAGTGAAGAATCATTCCGTAACTTATCACCATTTATAGAATTAGAAGAATTGAACAAAACTATACGTACATATAGAGACATTATCCGTATGTCTATTAAGCGTACCGACGTAAAATCTAAACTAATTGCATTACTTGAAATTTTAAAACGCCACAGCTGCAAATATGTAGGTGTTAGTTTCCTATGTAAAAATTCAATTGCTCACATGATGGAAGTTTCATATAAAACTGTACAACGTTTAATGAAGAAACTTGAGGGTTTAAAGATGATTAAGCAAGTAGCGATGAAACGTAAAAAAGATATGCTTCAAACTTCTAATGCTATTATCATTCAACCAATTGTGGAAGTGTCCAACAAGAAACCTGGTAAAATGTCCGAGAAGTGTCCTACCATTAAAACAAAACCTGTTTTATTAAAACAAAATATAAAAGATATAAACAAACGTAATAGTAATGAGAATAGCAATACTCCAGAAGAGAATATGGAACAAGCTGACTTTGTTGCTCATTGGGTACCAGAACGTTTTATTTCTTTAGTTAACTTTTTTTACAGTGAATCTAAAACAATTCAAGAACTGTGGAAGGTCGTAAGACAGTGCAATAAAATCGTTAACCATACAACAGGTGATACAGCATTTACTAAAGAACAAGAGTTAACTATTGGCTTAAAAGCTATTAAAGAATTTGTTATGAAAATTAAATCCGGAGTAAAAATGAAAAAAGGTAAATTCGCTTATTTCAACGGGATTGTAAACAACTTAATGGACAAGTTCTACTTCGATAAAGAATTTATGGCCATATAAAAAACACCTAGCTAAATTAACTAGGCGTTTCGATTTTCAAAATATCCATGAATTGAATTTTATGTATTGCATTCGGTCCATCACTCACTACAATTCTATTCAGTTGTTGTTCCAGTTTGATTATTTTACCTTGGATAACATCTGGTTCTTTATATTTTCGATACACAGTAAATACTAATTCTGTATCATCTTGTACTGCCAATTGAATTAATTCAGCAGCCTCTTGTTGTTCGAATTCATCCATGTATGGTCTAGGTTCTTTTTTAGTAGCCTTTTTCTTTGGTGGTTTTGGAATTGCTGTTGACATATGACCTCACCTCATTATTTATTTTTAAGCATATTGATAGTTATTTCTTACTTTATCAACAGAAAGTATATTAGCTAATTTCAGCATTCTAACTTGTTGTTTTTGCATGCAATACACTAATACACGATCTTCATATATCTTTCTAACAATCACAGTTCTTTGAGAGAAATCTCCTGAACCGTTTAAATAAATTAATTCAATTGGTAGTTTTTGATTGAACGAGCATTTAAGTAAATGATTCATAAGATGACCTCCAAAAGAACGTTTGTTTGTATAAATTATAGAACAAACGTTCTTTTTCGTCAATAAATTACAAACGAACATTTACAGTTGTTGCATGAAATTGGTATGATTTAGGTATTATTTTAAGGAGGTTATTCCATGAGTTATGACACGATTGCATCACTACAACGCATGCAGCAATTAGAACAAGCTCAGGCTGCTGCGGGAAAAAGATTAGTATTACAGAGAGATCATAAAACTGATAATATACTAGCTGCACTTGCAATTATCTTAGCTATTCCAACATTTTGTTTATCTCTTATATTAGGAGTGATTATTTACTATATAAGAGAATTCACATGCAAAACATACTTAGTTAAAAATGTAGCTACAGGTGAAAAATTTCATGTGGATAAGCAAGAATTTAAAGAATATAAAAGGAATTTTAAGAAGAAGAAAAAACAAGTTAGAAGAATTTCTGATTTATAATAAACCCTATCCTTATTAAAGTTGACGGTGATTATATTGCGACGTACAAGTTTACTCAAGGAAAATACTTATCAAAAGATTGTTTTAAGAGCTGACTCAGAAAAGAAATTAATTGAGATTAAACAAGAATATTTTAAAACACAAAGCATAAATGAAATTAAAATGACTTATGATGAATATATTGAAATGGATAAATTAGTAAAAGAATGCGTTGATAATTCTTTAAGGCAACAATACAAATCAAATCCTAATAATATTTTTTGGGGAATGGGACCACATCTAGTGGACGATGAAAAAAGAATTGTCACAGTGACAGATAATAAAAACCGAAATTTATCTGTACAAATAACTAATAAACATGTTGTAAATGTAATTGAGACCTTTAAACATGAAAATCAAAGTTTTGTTCTAAAAATAAACTTTGACGAACTTAGAGGTATTTTTAGAAGACTCCATTACTTTTTTAATATACTCAATAAAAAAAGCCGACTCAATTAAGAGCCGGCACTTTTTATGTTTACTATTTAATTTCTACATAATAAGAACTAGCTGTAATATAGTACACATTACCTCTACTATTCTTTACTTTATATTGTGAAGAGCCATTTACAGATACTTTATCAAGGATAGCAAATCCTAATCCTTTATCGACAGTCCCTACTACATCCCTATCTAACCAGGAAGGTTTTGAATAGAATCGTAAGTCATTCACTTTAGAAACAACACGTTTACCTTCCACAGATGAAGATTCCTCTTTATAGCGAATGTATGATGAATCATTATAAACCCACTGATTCCCTCCAAGATTCAACCAATTTCCTACTTTACCCCAGACTTTATATGCCTCACCTTTTTGTAATTTACGAATAACACTATTTGTTGTGGATGGACCAGAACGAAGGTTTACATTGTATCCATCAATATACGCTACTCCCACTTCATTAATAACACCAGGTACTTCATTTGGTTGCTGTGGCTTTGGTTTAACTGTAACTGTTTCGCCTTCATACGCCTTTTGTACATCCGCTCTAAATTGTGATTCTGATACACCATGACTGTGAAGATAGTCAATCGGATCTTCGTGATCTGTGCCACCAAGCTTATACGTAATATCTTTATGCGTCCACAATCCAATGCTTGGATGGATATTTCTATCTTTTAAAATTTTAGCAAGTAACTTTACATATCTTTCATATGATTTTTTAAATTTAATAGAGTCACTAGTTTCAGAGAGCTCTACATGAACAAATCGCTTATTGGCCGCTGGACCTGCTCCCCATGCTTGATACTTAGTAGAAGCAATTTGGATTGTTTCATCCCAATCTGTCGCATAATGTACAAATGCAGAGCGCCATGTTCTTGCCTCGTAGTTTCGGATATTAATAGCAGGCGCTTCAGGAGTTGCTGTAGAATGTGCTACTACACCTTCATACGCTCCATATCCATTGCGATATTCAACTTTAGGTAACCCTGGAATAATCATTTCTCGATCAGCAAAAACACTACCTGTTGAAGTAAATGCAATGATAGCTGCCGTAGAAATTGAGGCTAATAATTTAATAGATTTTTTCATTTGTCGTCACCATTCCCCATAATTTTTTGTTTAATGTCTGATACATCCTTTGCAAGTGAACCGAATGCTTTTGCTTGTTCTTCGATGACTGCCTGGTTTTTTTCGATTACTTTTTGATACTGTTCTTCACGCTGTTCATTCTTTTTTTGCGTAGTAAAAAGCATCCACACAAATAACGCTGCGAATGCTCCTTGTTGAATCATTGAATTGAAAATCTGTTCCTCCACCGTACTCATCTCCTTTTTAGCAAAATAAAAAAGACCAGCTTATATCTGCTGCTCTGGTTTTTTATTTCTTATTTATTATTTTTCTAACATTACATCAAATGTTGAATGTAGCTGACATGTGGACAGTAGCATTTGTAGATAACCCTTGCAATACCATTCCGCCATCACCTTTAATTGTCAACTCAACTGATTTCGACACTGATGCATCTTGGACAGGAAATACCATGTCTTGAATAGGACGGAAACCGACTGGTAAAGTAGCGAAGGTCGTTCCATTTGTAGCGTTTGCGACTGATCCGGTAATTGTAACTATACCGTTGACCTTTTTATAACGCATCGGACGGCCGCCAACACTACCAAATGATGTGGATAGAGTACTCCAGTCTGTATCTGTCGCTTGTTTGATAGTACCATCCGGCCTAATTTCAACTCGTTTGGACCAATCCCAACTATCTCCTTGCTCTTCTGTTGAAGGTGCAATAATAAGGGCCCCTTGTGCTCCCTTGTGAAGAACTGTTTTAAACGAGCGGCTACCTAATACAATTGCATTATCGCTCTTAAATTCAAGAACTCCACTTATGATGTCGCCAGCTTTCTTAACAAGGTTTGTATTAGCAGAAACGCTAAACGTTTTATTGTTACGATTATAGTCCCAAACACCTTGATCACCCTTAACATCCCTAATCCCGTAATATCCATCGCCAGTTTGGTAGAAGTTGAGCTCTTCCACTCCTGCCGTAGAGAATGCTATTTTATTCGTCTTGTCTGTACTTGACCTGTCAAACAAAAGATTGCCAGGCATGGTGTCTCCACTTTTCTTAACGACATCCATTGTATTTAATTTTCTCTGTAACTCGTCTATCGTTTTCTTAAGAATCTCAAAATCAGAAATGTAATTTTCGATTTTAATATTCCCTTCTTTCACATCACGTCTTAATGTAATACGAATGTCTGGTGTACTCATTCGTTCTGTACTTTTTTCCATCACAAAATAAGCTGTCCAATCATCCGATGTAGAAACAGCTTGAGATGTAAATGTATATGAAAACACACCATTCTTTGCATCAACTATTTGAGCATCATCTCGAATGAACACTCCTGTATGATTTGTCGCTTCATATTTAACCGCATATCCTGTTAAATCCACCTTCTGTCCTTTTTCTCTTACGTACACAGTAAGCTTCAATCCATTCTTGTCATTCTGCCGAGAGCGAATTGTTTTTGTAAACACAGGATCTGCCAAATCTATCATAATTTCCTCATTTCGCATGACTACACCCCTTTCTAGCTACCCCTTTTTACGTGTCTAGACGGTCTTCTCTGACGTTTCACCCTGTTCCTATGCTTTATATTCCCTTTAGGTTTTAATGGCTCTAATTCTTCCAATCTAGCATCCGTTTTTATCACATGCTCTTGAAATGCGCTTGTCAATTGTGAAAGCATCCCGTATAGGCCTACACCATTTTCTTCTGCTTCCTTTGGAATAACTAAACCATAATGTGTAGGAATTGCATCTGTAGTAATTGTGGGATCTCCTTCTTTACGATTCATACGCATCTCATATAGTTTTGGAATATCAGTTTTCAAATTGTACTGTTTAATTTCCCATTCCATTACCTTTTCAAGTGCACTGAATGCAATAGGACGGATATTGGTTTTATAGGTTTCTTTAGAAGAAACTTTAAAGTCTGAGGCAATTACTCCTTGATAATATGATCCAAGTGCTGTCTTTATTTGAATATAACCATTTTCGTAACTCGAATTTCGTATCATCGCATTTGGAAGTATGACATCTGTATCCCCTCCAGATGAAACCCCAATACTCGCAATCCAATTGTCATTACGATAAAAGCGGAACTGATCTTTGACTTTAAACCTCATATCACTTTGAGCATTTAGGACAATCATTTTGTCAGCATCAAGCATTGCATTCCCTGTTTGCGAAAAGTATAAAGAAGCTGCATTCAAGTATCCATTGCCATCGAGTCCTTTTGTAATTCCAATTCCACCAGATTTAACACTTGTATCTGAGAATTGGTATACCATAATAGCTCCATTTGCACCTGTGGAATCTGAATCCCCACCTAAAATAAGAGTAGGTTGTATTTCATTTCTACTATTTTTGTAATACCCTACAAACACCCTTGTTTTAGATGACTC